CCAACGGAGTCTCCATGTGGGCAAACTCCGCGATACCTTCCGGTACGGGAGTTGACTCCACAACGAGCGGAAACTTCTTGTTTGCAAAGAGGATATCAACAATCTGGCCGTACGCAGCAAGAACTTTGGTCTTGGTGATGCGGATAAATACTTGGGAGCGTTCCGAGTCCCGGTACTGGGTCGTGGAATCGTAGATGCCCCGGAAGTTCTTGTACGCTTGCAACCAACGTTGCTCGTGGGCGTACCTTCCGTTTTCTGCATCTTCGAACCGCGCCTTGACGTACTGGGCAAGACCGGGCATCTGCTCTTCGGGGTTTATCAGGCCAACAGTTGTATCATCTGCCGGTTGGAGAAAGTTATCTTCGGACATAACTTAGTAGTCGCGTTCTTCGGCCATTTTCATAACGGAGGCATCCACAGCAGTTTTGGTCTGCTTCTTTGGCATGTCTTCCGTCAGAACATCAGTCTTGGCGCGAGTATCGAACTCAAGACCCTCACGATACAGCTTGGACTCACCCATGTTGGCATCGACAGAAGTTTTGTCGGAACCCATGATGTAAGACGCGCCGTAGTTGTAGTTGTTCATCGGCATCGGTTTTCTCCCGTAGGTTAGGGTTGGATGAAGCCTTGGTTAGCAACGGGGGCGGCTTCCGATTCCCGGTTGCGTGTAACGAATCCGGCGTCTGCAACCGCCGCTCGTTCCATTTCTTCTGCGCTTTCGTCGATAGCTGGCTCCATAGCCATCTCTCTCATCTGACGAAACGCAGGATATTCAGCTTGGCCCGGATAGGGGTCTTCGGCCATTCGCGGTTCTGGTCGGGGTTGGGTAAGTTCTGGCCCAGCCATACGACCGCTAGGTTCAAGAACCATCGGAATAGCAGAGGCAACTGCTAGGGGTGCTTTTGCTGCTAAAGCTGCACTTTCTAGAGCAACATCTTTAGCTAAAGCAGCCCCGGCTCCTTCTGGGTCGCGAATAGCTTCATATAGAGCCATCCCCCCAAGAGCCGTGACTCCTGCTGTGAGAGTTTTTTTGCCGACATCTTCTGCAACTTCAACACCCTTTTTCATTTTAGATTTGACATCATCTAAAATTCCATCTAAATCATCGACGGTAAATCCATTATTTTCCAGAGTGTTTATCAAACTGTCAGATATAGATTGCCTAGTTGCTGGCGTTTCCATAGCAATTTTAGGCGGGCCTTCTGTTTTAGGTTTATCAAAGTACCCCTCGTAACCCGGAGTAGTTGAGAATACGCGCGGCTTTTGCAAATCGAGAACTTGATTAAATTCCAAACCACTAACTTCTGCCGCATCCATAAAGAACCCGGAGTAAACAGAAGCGTGTTCGCGGTCTAGAGGGCTAATTGCAAATGGAAATGCCACTTGATAAACTTCGAGGGCACCTGTAGATATGTTCTTTCTGATACTTTTAGTGCTTCGCCCTTCGAGATATGCGATGCGGTGGTCTGGAATTCCCAAAGATTCGCCAAGAGTAGCGTGGATGTTTCTGAGCAACCGAGACCCAGACTTTACTTGTTTGTTTAGATTTTCAGGGCTGAGACTGTCGTAAAAAGTATCCGTCTTTACGTCATAAGTAAACTTAGGAATCTTGATGTCACGCATAACGTCTGTAACATCACCGGTTTTTAATCGTACTATGCTACCTTCTTTTTTACCCTCTTTGAAGAATATACGATTTTTACCATCAGCATCAGGAGCAGTACGAGTTTGGATAAACTCTTGAATAATGGCATCTGCCATAGGGTTCAATGGGATGTTGACGGGATTGCCCTTTGTCCCGGCAACAACTCCGGGAATATACAGTGCGCCTTTTTCAGCATTGTAATGATGCGGCTCTAGCTGTTCGATAACTTCAGAACGAAGGCCCGTGTTCAACAGAAACATAGCTGCGAGTGCAGATTTTCTTTGAGCGGGGTCTCCTGTTTTAGCGGCTAGTCGAGCAAAGAATTCCCTTTGAACATCTTCATCGGGGTTGATAGCAATTAAAGACTCGGCCTTTTTAGGCTCTAATCTTCCGAAAATCTTTTCGTTTTTATCGCTTTTTGCTGTAGAGTCTGGGAGTGTTGCGTACTCGGCATCCGTTTCCGCAAGACCTTTTTTAAGAACATTGTGTCCTATCAAACGCAAGTTCAACATAGTGGACTTTACGTTTGTGTCAGCTTCGTCTAGTCCTTCTAAAAGCTTGGCAATGCCTGTTTTACCATCTTCATCCTGTGCAAAAAGAGCCAAAGCCGAACCCGGCTCGTCTGCAATTTCACTGGCTAATCGAATAGACGCAGATACAAAATTTGCGCGGGCAACCCTTCCTCCGTCCTCTGCGTTCGGGGCTAGGCCCAATCCCTTGTTAGCAACCTCATTGGCATAAATAGTAGCTGCCTCACGAAGCGTGAGGTTGCGAACATCCATGTCCTTGAGTGATGGTTCTGCCATATTTAATATCCGAAGGTGTGGTCAAAGGGCTGGAAGGCTTGGTCCTTGATTCCTTGCAGCGACTTGTGTATAGATTGATATCCAGAAGTGCGCGTCATCACCATATAGCGCAACGCATCGTAGGCATGGTCCTCTGCTTTCGTGTCTACATCTTCACTGTTAGTTTTGGAGAGAGGAATGCCGGATAGCTGCGCTATGGTGTGCTTGCACGTGGAGAAAATGCGAAGACGGGGTTCGTTGGTGTAGGGGTCGTCAGCAAGCCGCCTGTGAACTTCCATTTTACCTTGAAGACGGTTGCGGTCCGAGGGAGTCCACCTAACACCTGCCCGCATCATTGTCTCTGCAATGGACGGGCCGAATCCGGTCTTGTTCCAGCAAGAAGAGTCTAGAACGGTGTAGTGTGGTAGTGGGTCTAACTCTTCTGCTTCTAGTATTTTATCAGCGAGTTGCTCGGCTGTCAAGTGCCTTGCATACAATTCACGATAAATCCAGATATTATTATCCCAGTCAATAGCCCCCCAAAGAACGCACGACGGACTCGCGTAACCGTAGTCCGCCGCTCGTATACGTGGCCAATTGGTAGGTAGTTCGAAATGTTCGACAACGTGTCGCACCCTTGAAAATTCGGGGAAGGCCGCTCCCTCCGCCACGTCCCAATCCCCTTCGAGGAGTCGTCTACGCTCGACATCCGGGAGCGACCTGAGCATAGCCTCGTACTGGCCATCTGCCATCAGGTAGGGGTTGTCGGTCAACCGCGCGGGAACAAACTTGCGGTAGAACAGCGGCTGACCTGCTTTCGCATGACCATCTGGCCAAACAAATGTCTTTCCAGTCTCCATATCCTTCGCCCCGAACGCCTTGTTAGGTTCGTGGACATCGATATACATTTTCTTAACCCACCAGCCTCCGACACCGCCGGGGTTGGCTGTGCATCGCATCGTCAAGCTGGTTTGTAACTCTGGGTCTGTCGAGCGGAGACGGGAACGCAAGTAATCCCAAACGTACGGTGTCGGGTATTGCGTTATCTCATCGATACCAATCCAGTTGAAGGCCTGACCTTGAAAACGGGTCACGTCCTTGTCCCGGTCGAGATACGTGAACCACATGGTTGCCCCGGAGGGGAAAACCCACGTGGACTTCGATTCGCGGAACGTGGCTCCGGGGAACGCCTTGGGGTAGAGTTGTTTGGACTTGTCGATGAGTTCGGTTAGTTCGTCCAGAGTACGCCTAAGAAGAAGCCCACGATGATTAGAGTTGTGGCAATACCTAAGAGGGTCAGCCAGCAAGGCAAAAGATTTTCCTCCTCCTGCAGCACCTCCGTATAGAACATCTTGTTCAGATGCGCTGAGAAACTCTTCTTGTGGTCCCGGATTTGGCTTGAAGATAACTGGGCTACCATCCACAAGGTCGCCAACTGCTCCCGGCAGATTCTCAAGGTCTCCTCTATCAACGACTCTAGTCTTTTCACCTTTTAAGGCCTCTTCTACTTTGTTAGCTTTTTCGGTTAGGTTGCGAACCTTCCGCTTCTCGTTGTTGGTCTTTGTCTGTTGTTTTGCAACCCGCGCCTTTGCATTGCGGAGTTTTGCTTGGACGGAACGTCGTGCCCGCTCCCGGTCGCTCATCTTATATTGGGCGGTGGGCTGATTCGGGTCTTTCTTTGGTCGGCCCCGTCCACGGGGTTTGTCCAAGGTCGCCGGGTCAGGGGGGACTAGGACACGTTTGCGGGGTTTACCCATCAATCACTACTTCTTTTTTCGGAGGGAGAAGGACAACCCCGTGAACCGCCGATACATTGTGGTTCATCGTCTCTTGTTTGCCGAGACCTACCCGATTCAAGATAGATTCGGCTGCTTTCATGCGTAAATCGTCCCCTCGTTCGATATCCACGGCATCTACGAGGCTAACCAGCTTGTTCGCGGCTTTGAGGCTCTGTCCCGCCAACACGGTTTTGGTCCGTTCGATGATTTCGTCGGCCAACCGGTCCTTCAGCCACGCAATCGACCCTTCAGAGTACCCGGCAACCTGTGCGGCTGCGGTCAAATTGCCCCCGTTGTCGAACAGGGCGTCCAAAAAGGCCTCTTGCTTCTCGGTTAGGGCGGGTTTTCGGTTGTTTTGCTGGGGTAGGAGGTTCATGTCTGGGTTAATTCCTTGCATTTATACCTGTAGGTTGCCGGGACCGGGAACATCCGGGCAACCCCGGCAGCCATTTCGTGGATACGAGCCTCACATTCGGGCAACGTGGCGTACGGACCACGTGTGTCGTCGAACCGAACGCACTCAGTCGGAGTGCTTAGGGCACACACGAGTAGGATAGCCGCGAACATGGAAGGGAATCTCCTTTGTAACTCTGTAGTTTAAGGATAGTTACCCGTCCTGTCAACCTAAAAAGGTACAAAAATTAAAAAAAGGTTGACAACTTGCAAATCTGACTGTATACTGGCGTTAAGCCTGCCGGGGGTAAACCCCATACCCAATCCCAACCCAACCAAGACCCGCGTTTCCCCCCTAAAGGGTTCGCGGGTTTTCTCGTTAACGCCCCAGTAAGGAGCGCGGGTTCCCCTACGTGTTGCCGGGAATACCATATAGGTAACCTAAAAATCCAAAAAATATGTCGGGATTGCTAGACAAATGACTGGGGGGTGGGGTGGCCCTCGCGCACCCACGCACGCCAAGCAAATCTTTCGGTTTTTGTCAAGTCTTTTCCACATCGCCGAAGTGCTAACCCGTCTTTTTTGAACCCCAACCCCGGCAACCAGTCTCATGCAACCCATTACATGCCCGCGCTATATACGCGTGTGACGCCATTTGTCATTTGGGTTTTATAAAATGAGTTCTGCCGGTCCCGGATTTCATAGCATCCCCACAGAGCCACAGCCCGGGAAAACCCCAAGGGATACAACCCCATGCCCGAATATTCCCGACGCCGGACATAAAAAAAGCCCCCGCCACTAGGGACGAGGGCAAGGCTTCGGAGGAAATGGGTTCGCGGCTACTCGTTCCGCTCGATGGTAAATTCGAAGTTGGCAAGGCTGCGCGGGCTGCTTTTGGATATCCAACTACTGATGCCGCAAGACTCTAAAACGCTTTCGAGGGCGTCCATCTGGGTCCGGATGCCGGAAACCAAGGTGCGAATGGCGCGGGCCTCTGTCTCGGTGAGTACGACGGTATCGCGGGCGTCGGAAAGGCTCAGTTA